GGTGCTAAGTTTGAAACCAATGTGATTGGTCATGGTGAACAGCTAGAGCTTACTGCTAAGTTCTATGCAGAGTCCACTACCATAGATGGTAGAAACGATATGGTCACACCTCAGTTTAAGTTCCGCACTAGTCACAACAGGACATGGGCTAACAACGGGATGATGGGATACTTCCGTGCCGCATGCTATAATACTCTGGTTGATGGTGACAAGCTGGCGTATGTATATGGCCGTCACTCCAAGAACTTCTCTGTCCCTAGCTTTGCAAGCAAGATTAGGGCAGCATCAGACTATGTTGCCAACTCTGGGATGAACAAGATGCATCGCTGGTATCAGACGCCTGTCTATAGAGATCAGGCTATTAATTTGTTTAGCCGTACATTGGCAAAGCGTATGGACAACGTGACTAAAGCACAGGTGCCTAACAAGGTGATGCTTTCTAACCTGATGAAAACATTTGACGAAGAGAACCGTCACCTGATTGGGCGTGGTAACTACGAGAAGTATGGACAACGCTCAAAAGGTACACTCTGGACTGCGTATCAGGCTGCTACGGCATGGTCTACTCATGTGCCAAAAGAAAATACCAGAGTTATCCGTGAAGAGAAAGTGAGGAAGATGCTGGACTCAACTCACTGGAAGGAACTGGAGAATGTCTAAGAAGACTGACAACAAGTACGACCCGACACTACATCGGATCAAGAAGCGTACATCAATAGGGGCGGGAACTCTTTCCCGTCCCAAGAACAAACATAAACGCCGCAGTTGGAAAAAATATAGAGGACAAGGACGATGAATTTAGATTTTATTAGAATACTTATTGATATATTATTTGCAGGAGTAACATAATGTATATTATAACTCAGTCGGAAGACGATGTTGTCTTAGATATAAATACCTTTGATGCCATGATAGATGAAGAAAAAGAAAAACTATATGTCTTTGAATATTATGAAGATGCTGTTGCTTACCTTATGTGTCATGGCATACGAGAACTATCCACAGGTTTTCCTTTTAATATAAAGATAGAGAAGTTACAATGAAGTTTATTGGTATTTTTTTATTGGCCATCTCCTTAGTAAGTGTTAGTAACGCTACAGCTAAAGCTGATGAGTTATCTTGTTTAGCTGAAGCAGTATACTTTGAAGCACGGTCTGAACCATTCATAGCACAGCTTGCTGTAGCCAATGTTGTTCTTGCACGGGTGGACTCTGACCGTTACCCTGACAACGTATGTGATGTTGTTCATCAGGCGAAGGAATGGAAGGGTAATCCAATACGAAATAAATGTCAGTTTTCATATTGGTGTGATGGTAAGCCTGAGAACATAGCTAATGTTCTAGCCTATCAAGAAGCTGTCAGTGCATCAGAGCTTGCTTTTCAGGGTGTCACTCTTAGCACAACAGGAGGTGCTACTCACTACCATGCTGCTTATGTCCACCCATACTGGGCATCAGACGAGGACTTTATTTCTCTTGGACAGGTAGGTAATCACATCTTTTATATTGACATTCGCAACTAGTTGGAGTATAATGTGCCGGATAAACAATTACAATCAGCTTGGGAAACCTTGAACACTCATGTCAAACAACTAAAAGCAATAGTAAAAGAGCAAGAAAATACTATTAAAAAGTTAAGACAAGACTTAGCAAAGGCAAAACAAACAGAAGCAAATAATAAATGGGTGGAACACGATGACAAAAGTTTACGACTTTGATTGGCACCGTCTACAGAAAGAAGATGTGTTAAGAAAAAGTCTTGGTTATTCTGAAGAAGTCTGGCAGTTAATGAAAGATTCAGGATATAATGTTAATAGTGTTTCAGATAGAGATCAATTTTTTAAAGACTTAGAGGATTTAGACTAATGAGTAAAAACCTTTGGCAGAAAGAGCGGAAAGAACTCTTCCGTTCACTGGTGGGACAGTATAGGTCTGAAGGATACGATAACAAAGAGTCCAGACGATTGGCTAAACTAGAGGCTGATGAGATAATGGAGGACAAAGAAACCTTCGTAGAAGATATCTGGAAAAAATGTTACGATGACAGGTGTTGACTTTATGGGTTATACTAGTTGGAAATTACTTTTAAAAAAAGAGTTTGATGATGTGGTTGTTCAAAGCTTTAGCACGAAAAGAGAAGCCGAAGATGAAATACGAAACAGAGAGAGGCTCGTACAGCATCTTACCAAAAGAACTGCAAGAGGAGTTTATAGAATCCAAAAAGGATAAAGAAATGGATATTCTTATTGAGGTATACAAGCCAAAACATCGTGGCCGTATTGAAACATCATTCAAGGCTGCATGGCGAAGTTTAGAGAGAGTGGATCAGATTGAGACACTTATATCATTAGAGAAAGAATTAATAGCACAACGAAAGGAGATAGCTGACGATTTGTATAAGTACAGTGAAGGAAAGTGGTAACTTAATTGAGTCTTAGTAGTGAAGTTTCTACGAAACTACTAAGGCTCAATTAATATGGAGGACTTATGGAATACAAAACTCACCAACCCTGCCCCGACTGTGGATCGTCTGATGCACTGGCGTACTATGAGTGGGGTACCAAATGTTTTAGTTGCAATACTGCTAGGCCATACAAGAATGGAAATCAAATGCAAAATACACAAGCACCAAAGAAGATCGTCAACATGAACAAGCAACCCAAGAACTTTATTATTTCTGATATAGCTGACCGTAAGATTAGTGCAGATACTTGCAAGCGTTATAGCGTATCCGTTGCCAAAGAAGGTAACATGGTTACTGAACACATGTACAAATACTACGACAAAGATAGCAACCATATTGGTACAAAGTTTCGACGTACCAGTGATAAGCAGTTCTGGTCGGAGGGCAACCTGTCAGAGGCAGGGCTGTTTGGGCAGAATATCTTTGGTCAGGCTGGTAAGTTTATTACCATATGTGAGGGTGAGCTTGACGCTATGAGTGCCTATCAACTTCTTGGCTCCAAGTGGCCCGTAGTTTCTATTAAGAACGGCGCACAGTCTGCACTGAAGAACTGCCGTCAGGCGTTAGATTATCTCAATAAGTTTGAGACTGTGGTTCTCTGTTTTGATAACGACCAACAGGGCAGGGACGCTCAACAGGCAGTGGCTAAACTATTTGAGCCTAACAAGTGTAAGATCATGAACCTTGAGTTCAAAGATGCTAATGAGTATCTGAAGATTGGTCAGCGTGAGAAGTTTGTGCAGACATGGTGGAACGCACAGACATATACACCAGCAGGTATTATTAATCTTGCTGATCTTGGCCGTAGTCTGTACGAAGAGACACACAACCAGACCTGTCCTTATCCTTGGTCTAAGCTAAACGAGAAGACTTATGGTATGCGTACTGGAGAGCTTCTTACGTTCACCTCTGGCGCTGGCATGGGGAAATCCAGTATAATGCGTGAGCTAATGTATCACCTGATGCACAATACTGAGGAGAACATTGGCGTCCTTGCAATGGAGGAGAACACCAAGCAGACTGCCTTCAATCTCATGAGTGTGGAGGCTAACGCACGGTTATATATTAAGGAGATTCGTGACCAGTACACGCAAGAGCAGCTTGACGATTGGCAAGAGAAGACGCTTGGCAGCGGTAGGTTCTATGTGTTTGATCACTTTGGTAGCATGGACAACGATGAGATTCTGAACCGTGTGCGGTACATGGCAAAGGCTCTCAATACTAAGTGGATTATTCTTGATCACCTTTCTATTCTTGTATCTGGTCAAGAAGACAATGGTGATGAGCGTAAGTCTATTGACATTCTCATGACCAAGCTACGCTCTCTAGTTGAGGAGACACAGATTGGTTTGCTTCTTGTATCACATCTTCGCCGCCCCGCTGGTGATCGTGGGCATGAGGATGGCCGTGAGATTACTCTGTCGCACTTGCGTGGGTCTGCATCTATTGCACACCTGTCTGATGCTGTGCTTGCTCTTGAGCGCAACCAACAGGCAGAGGATGAGGTAGAGGCTAACACTACCACCGTCCGTATCCTGAAGAACAGGTACACTGGTGAGACAGGTATTGCTTGCTACTTGCATTATGATTCTAACACTGGTAGGATGACTCAGGTGGCTAACCCATTCATGGAGGAAGACGATGACAGTTAAGAAACGCTTTGATAAAGCATTGTACGATATGGCTGACAAAGCTGCTAAAGATGCTATGGTTACATGGCTTAAGAATGATCATAGTAATATTAATACAAACGAAACTACTTACTTTGACATTGTTTGCACAGCAGGACCGGAGGGCCATCCCAGACTTTTATGGGAGGTAGAGGTAAAGTACTCTTGGAAAACTGACGAGTGGCCCGACAGTTGGAAAGAGCTACGTATTCCATATCGTAAGCAAAGACTTCTTGACAAGTGGAAAAGTGAGTGTTATAATGACATACTTACTTTCGTGGTCTTCAATCATAACTGCACAAAGGCTTGGCATGTTGATGGTCATACACTTCTAGACTGCGAGGTTAAAGAAGTTTCTAATCGTAATATCAAGAGAGGTGAAAAATTCTTTCACATACCAGTTACAGACGCATACCTAGTGGATATGAAAAATGAGAGCAGTAGTGGACATAGAGACTGATGCTATTAATGCAAAGAGAGTATACTGTATAGTAGCACAAAATTACGAGACAGGTGAGATACGTAAATGGGTAGGTGATGAGTGTAAAGAGTTTGGCGAATGGTCTAAAAAGATTGATCAGTTTATTATGCACAATGGTATTAGCTTTGATGCACCCCTGCTAAACAAATTCACTGGCTCTTCCATCTCACCAATACAAGTGAGAGACACACTGCTTGAGTCGCAGTTATTTAATCCGGTGCGGGAGGGTGGTCACTCACTGGAGTCATGGGGCGAAAGGCTTGGCTTTGCGAAGCTTGACTTCCACGACTTCAGTGAGTTCTCTCCTCTTATGCTGGAGTACTGTCAGCGTGATGTAGAGTTAACACGTAAGCTTGCACAAAACTTAGAACTAGAAAAGGAAAAGTTTTCTAATCAGTGTTATGATCTTGAGCGTGATATTCGTATCCTACTTGATAAGCAACAGAAGAATGGTTTTGCTTTTGATCTAATGAAAGCACAGTTATTACTTGCTAAACTTGAAGATGAACAGCATGAACTTGAACGACATGCAGAAGAGGAGTTTGAGCCTACGATTATAGAACTAAAAACAAAGACCAAAGAGATACCTTTTAATATTGCTAGTCGTAAACAGATAGCTGATCGTTTGATGGAGCGTGGTTGGGAGCCAACTAAATTAACAGACAAAGGCAATGTCATTGTTAATGAGGATGTCCTATCCAAAATTAAAATGCCAGAGGCACAGATGTTTAGCAGATACTTTCTTCTACAGAAAAGAACAGGACTTCTCAAGGCATGGATCAAAGAGTGCGGGGAGGATATGCGTGTTCGTGGAAGAGTATTGACACTCAAGACTATTACAGGACGCATGGCACACCACAGCCCCAACATGGCACAGGTTCCCGCTGTATATAGTCCGTATGGTAAGGAGTGTAGAGAACTATGGACTGTCTCTAACGCTCAAACACACCAGCTTGTAGGTACAGATGCCAGTGGTCTTGAACTTAGATGTCTTGCACATTATATGGATAATGCTGACTTTACCAACGAGGTTCTCACAGGTGACGTTCACACGGCTAATCAACATGCTGCGGGGCTTTCTAATAGAGATCAGGCAAAGACTTTTATCTATGCTTTTCTCTATGGTGCAGGTCCAGCAAAGATTGGTAAAATAGTTGGCGGCGGTCCCGGCAAGGGACAGAAGCTAATATCCAAGTTTCTTTCTAACATGCCAGCACTACGAACATTACGATCCAATGTACAAGAAGCAGCACAGGAAGGTAGTATTAAAGGTCTTGATGGTAGGCGGCTTATGATTAGGTCAGAACATGCGGCCCTTAATACTTTACTTCAAGGTGCAGGTGCTATTGTCTGTAAGAAATGGCTTGTAGAGATAGATAAAAGAGTAAGGAAGTCTGGCCTAGATGCAAAACTAGTAGCGTCTGTACACGATGAATATCAGTTTGAAGTAGCAAAGCCAGACATAAACAGGTTCACTAAGATAACAAAGGAGGCTATGTATCAGACACAAAGAGAGTTTAGTTTTAAATGTGACTTAGATTCTGATTATAAGATAGGTAATAATTGGGCGGAGACTCATTAATGAAAGAAATATCTGTAACCCACGAAATGCTTGAAGATGCAAAGAAAAAAGCATCAGAGATGGGACGAATCAAAAACTCTATTACGAAAGGAGATGGTAACATAGCTGGATTTTTAGGAGAGTTTCTTTGCGCTTCTCTTCTACCGTATGGGTCAAATATAAACAATACATATGACTATGATATTGTATCAGGAGACAAACTTATAGATGTTAAAACAAAAAGAACTAAGGTTAAACCAAAGCCTTATTATGATTGTTCAATAGCATCATTATCTACCCATCAAAAATGCAGTCACTATATTTTTACAAGAGTTTTATACGACTTTTCTAAGGCTTGGATTTTAGGTTGGATGTCTAAAGAAGAATATTTTGACAAAGCTAGGTTTCTGGCGAAAGGAGAGCGTGATGGAGATAATGGCTTTATAGTTAAGGCAGATTGCTATAACCTACCTATTGAAGATTTATATGAAATTTCTTCACTAAAGTAGTTGACTTCCACGACTTCATGTGGTATAATATATGCTGTTGTTTTGTAGTAGACAGCATCGGGGAATGATCCCCATTCATGGCCGCAATGGTGCGGTATTTTTAAAGGAGAAAGAAATGAACGATCCTATTTACATTACTGGTAAGTGCCACTATGCTTCCATTACGGAGCCTAATACTAAGTTTGATCCGGTGTGGAGCATTCAGGTAGAAGTGGACGATGACAATCGCTCAGTCATTGAAAGCTCTGGTCTGCCCATCGCCAACAAGGGTGATGATCGTGGAGACTTTGTAACCATCAAGCGAAAGGTTATGCGTAAGGATGGTACGCAACGTGCAGCACCTATTGTAAAAGATTCACAGAATAATCTGTGGAGTGGTAAGCTGGTAGCCAACGGTAGTAAAGTAAATGTAAAGGCTATTCCTTACGAATGGAATTATGCTGGTAAGTCTGGCATCTCTGCTGACCTTGCAGCAGTTCAGATCGTAGACTTTATTGAGTACAGTGACAGCAGGGAGGACTTTGCACCTGTTGATGGTGGATATGTCCAGAACTCTGAAGCAGTTCCCTTTTAACTAGCATAGAAAGGAGGAGGGGGAGAGTTTTGGTCCTTGCTCTCCTCCTCTTTTTATTATGAAAACAATAGACACTCTCGTTGAAGATATATATAGTTTATTTACACTTGATCCTATAGACATGGACGAGAGTGAGGTAGACAAACACATAGATACTTTTGGTGAAATGCTGAAAGTTCACATAAAAGATTTCTTATATGACACACCCAAAGATCGTGGTAATCTCAGGCTCTCTGCCATTGGCAAGCCAGATCGTCGCATTTGGTATGATGTCAACAAGCCTCT